GGTTGTCCCGCAAAATTGCTTGGTATTTCACATTTGTCGTGGCGAGCTCAACTTGTTTCCCAAACAGGTGGAGTCCATGACGATCTTGGAACTATTTGGAACCATCTACGAGTCGTCACGCACAACTGTTTTGCCCACCAATGTCATCAGCTTCAAGAATGACAAGATTGCAATCTTGCAAGAACTGACACCTGCCATCAAGAAGGAGATGTTTGACTATGGGCTCTCAACCGCTAGTCGGTTCCTTGCCAAGCGAGCTGCGGAGGAACTCAAGTAACGCCTCCTTGGTCATCTTGCCCTTGTAATCCTGTATGCCGCCCGACGTCTCCAGCTTCACGGTCGGGTATCCCTCGATGCCATATGTGGAGCACTGTGCCTTTTCCTTCTCGCAATCGACCTTGACACCCTCGACCTTGGTGCTGCCGAACGTTGCGGGCAGGTCAAGCGAGTCCCACTCGGGCTGGGCCTTCTTGGAGAAGCCGCACCAATCCGTGTAGAAAAAGTACAGACGCGCCGTGTTGGGCAGTGTCTCGCGGACCGGCGCACGGAGCATAGGTTTCCAGTAAAACTTGTACACAATCAACCCGAGGGCAACGAGGGCGAGGACTTGCCACCACATTGTTGAAAGAGGTGAGAAATTCTACGCTGCCTTTCGAACCAGAGTCGATAGGCCTCTCGGGACGAAACTCCCTCCTTGATTTGGATCCACGCAATATCCGTGGTCATGCGCTCGGGTTCGTACGGTTTCGGAGTTATCATCTGCCACACGCCCTGGTAGCGAACCAAAAACGAACTCATCTATCTTCTTACAAGAGTCACAAAGGTAAATGGAAGTCTTTCTTCGTACCTTCGCTGCCGTCACTGCAAACTATGCCGTCCACTATGCGTCGATCAAGCTGTACGATGCCATGTGTGTCCCTTCGACCGTCTGGGATATTCCGATGGGCTTCGTCACTGCCGCGAGCCCCATGTGCACAACCATGTTGTCGGTTGCGACACATACACAGAGTGCCTATGCCACCATTGTAACCGCATCCATCGCGACCGGCGTCGGCTCGTACCTGACACGCATCTAGAAATAATGTGTGGGTGTAGGACATACCCGCAACTTGATGGTGAAACCTTTGCAAATGCTCGCATCGAGGGCATTGCAAACTCAAGAGCGCGTACTTCCGCATTTAATACGTCTTCAACATGGATTCATGACCGAAACAAGCCTTGATCAAACCCAACAGCTCATAAACCAAATGCAAGAGATGCTGCGTGAAATGCGCGTTGCACTCCATGCGCCACCGAAGATGGATTTAAAAAATGATAATGATGTTGTTCCAGTTTCACAGCTCAAATAACCTACACACGCAGACCGCCGCTGGGGAAGCCGACCAGTCCAGCGCCGATACCGAAACCAGCACCCGTGCGGGCCGAGGCACCCACGCTCGGGGCATAGATGTCCAGGATGGCAAAGGTGGCCGTCGCGACGAGGGCAATCATGCCAATCTCCTGGGGCTTCATCGTCTTGCCCGGGAGAACGTACGCGGCAATCGCCACGGCGAGACCCTCCAGGAAGTACTTGACGACGCGCGTCAACAGATCGCTCACATCGAAACCAGGGGCAGTGGGCTTGGGCTTGGACTCCATTTTTATTCTTTAACGCTGGAGATTTTTCTGCAGGTACCTGATGATTGAAGTTTATCCATAACTTAATTCAGTCATAGGGGTTACCTTTTTACTCATCATAACTCGCAGCTTTGTCAGTTTAGACTTTAACTCGTCTGTCAAAGGTGTTTTGAGTTGCGAGTTTGCTGTTGGTTTCATAGTAAACAGATTTACCGTATATACAGAACCATTACCATACGTTCCTTTTGATAAGAATACAAGAAGTGGTGGATGTTTTCCCGTTATAACTTTTGACTCATAACAATCATCCAATAGTGAGGGATTGCGGTCGTTCCACATGCGAAGTCCGGCGTTTCTACCGATTTCATCATATATGTCACTGCCGATTGGTCGTAGCTGCATTTGAAAAATATATGCGTTTAGTGGTGATGTTTCCGTTTTACCGTCTTGCGGACTGACTTGCGACGAGTGTGACGGCGACGCTTGTGACGAGTCCGGCGACTGTTGCCCGTGCGGTGGACGCTTGTCGATGCCATCTCCACAGGTTTGCTCTTTAACTTTTCAAGGGCCTCGGCTGCCTCATGGATCTTCTCGTCTTCTGATTTCACGCCGGGTTTGGAAATGGTCCGGATATTTGCGTAACTCTTGAGCGTATCGACCGCTTCATCCTCTTCAGACTTTGGCATTTATTACTATGTAAAGTGTAATAATGGACCCCTACACGATCGCAAGGGCGATTGTTGAACGCCATTTGCGCGACACATATCCTGGCCCAGATGGGAAAGCAGCATATGTTGCAGCATTGAACCGCGATCTCGACACGTTGATTCGTCGTGGCCAGGACGGCGGTATCGTGGGACTCGCAATGTTCTTGCGCGTTCTCAAAGAAAAAGGTGCCGATGTTGAACCCGTTGTAAACAAGATTCGTGCCTACCTGGATGCCATGACATCCGCACCGCCTGCCGCAGGTCGCAGGCGCAAGACCCGTCGTCGCCACAAGTAAAAATTGGGTTTTGTTGTTGTTCTGCTGCTTCACGCCTTCTGGATGATGGAGCGCTGGAGCAGCGTGCAGGCGGCATCCCACACGATCTCGTCGCATCCGCCCGCCGTGTCGTCGAATGTGGAGAGGCTCTCGTCGCCCTCCTGGTGGAAGGAGTCGCCGTCCTTGAGGTACTTGATGACGCGGAGCAGGAAGGTCTTCCACTTCAGACTGCCCATTTCGCCGAGGACTTCGCGCGCAGCCTTCGGGTACTCCTCGCACAGCGGGTCGTAGCAGTCATCGAGGATGATGGCGATGTTGTCGACCATGTCGTTGTCGACAAGCGCCTGCCACTTGGCGTTGGTGGGCGCCAGCTTGCGCACCTCGCCGATGATGTCGAAGGACCGGACATCGCTCTCGCGAACGGCATGGAGACTCTTGACGAGCTCCCCGATGGACATTTCGTAGTAACGAAGCTGCTGACCCATGTCGGGCGGTGCAGTGATGAGGACGGCGCGCGCACGCATGGTCTCGCCGTTGATCTGGTTGAGGAGATTAGTGTAGGTAGACATGGAATTAGAGTTCATCTTGTTTGGGTGCTCTATCCTCTTTGACCGTCCAAATTTCCGTTTTCGCCCTAGGTAGTTCCGTTAGGACACTTGCAGCTGTTTGAGTCCGCATCATATTCACTACCTTGATCCGCACATGCTTGACGAATAGCACTAGCTGTACTAGCTGCAGGTGCCGCACACATTCTTTCGCGTGGGCGTGTCAGCAAAAAGACCGCAAAGAGTACCACTGCGACATAAATCCACTTTGTGTGACGCATTGTTATAGACAGAGTTTAAAGTTATGAAGCTACTGTAGAGCAATGGACGGGTTTGAAGCAAACTTTCAGGCACTGTCTGATCAGGATCGTCGTCAGAAGCTGGACAACATTCTTGGCTTCTTGCGTCAGCACAATGCGGTGCCCCAGGCAGATGCGTTCCAGGAGTTGAGGAACTGCTACCCTACTTTCTTGCCTTTCCCGACAGAGGAGCGGAAGCTACGCGAATTGGTGGCATGGACCAAAATAGCATCTCATCTGAAACATCCCGCTGTCCGTCAAATCGTGCAGCAGGGCTGATGTGTGCAACAATACCGGTCGGTGTGCGGCTTATGACCGCATCACCTCGATAATCCCTTTGCAATGCATCTACGATATCCACGATGTTTTCGCCCATGTATGGGAAAAACGTTTTCGGCGACTTGTCCGTGAGCATCCGGTCAATGTGATACGAGATGGATTGGATAAGCCGGCGGTCTGTCATTACATCGTCGCTAGGAAAGTATCTTGTGCGCCCTCAATCTGCTGAACGCGGTATCCCATCTTGCGGAAAGTATCCAGGAGTTCCGTGCGAATCTGAATGGCAGGAACGCCCTCGGCCTCCTTCCACGCTCCCCAACTCTCAAACAGAATGGGAGGATATCCCGACGCACGCAGTGTCTCTTGCGCACCTAGCAGCACCTCCTTTTCGAATCCCTCAACATCCATCTTGATGAACCCAATGTTGGACAGATTGTACGAATCCAGCGTGCGAATCTCAACCTGGATCTTGCTGGTATTCTCCTCCTCCTTCAGCTTCTTGACACCATTGCCTCCTCCATCCTCGGAGCGGACAATGAGTGGCAGCAGATCAGGCTTGTCGCCAAGACCAATCGGGATCGGCGTGATCTTGTCCGTCAAATTGTGCAGTGCGACATTTGCTGCCAAGTAGCAAAACACCTTGGGATTGCACTCGAACGCATACGTGTGCTCGAACTTGGGAGCAAGCGACCAGGCATAGGTTCCCACATGGGCGCCAATATCCAGAAACACCTTGGACGGATCCGCAAACTGTGCGGCCCAGTCAATCACTCCGCGCTCGGCAATTCCCGACTCGTAGAACCACTTTGCAACTCCCCTCTCCGGGAAAAACATCGTCTTGCGTCCATGAAGATTTGCGGGAAGCTCGAGCATAGTCGGATGATCAGAAGACGCACTGCCCTCTGCGAAAAAGTACATTACTATTCCATGGATTCCGTCTGAAAACGGATTTTAGAATCTGAAAGAAAACCAAGAGTCCCCGACAGACAACATGAACCTCACCAAGCAAGACAATGAGCACGTGGTTGACTACTTCTACCGCATCTGGGGAAATGCACCCAAGTGGTGCGAAGAAATCACCGACGAGACACAAATTCCCGAAGAAGGTCCTGTGCGCGACGCATGGAAAATGTACAGAGACATTGCGAAACTTCCGTGGGATGAGTTGGTCGAGGACTTTGCAGATGCCAGACATGACCCCATGCAGTTCCAACATGACAAACAGGGCGCATACTGCCGTGCGTGGCTTCGGATTGCGTATGCCGAGAAGGAGCGCCGCGCTGCCAAGTGGGAGGAACGCAATCTCCTCTGTGGACCAGCATGCGTGTGCGCGCGCTGCCAGCCGGTGCTTGTAAAGCCCGCAGACAATTGAAAAATTGGTTTGTGTGCTCTTCTCTCTTCTATATTTTTTTTTACTTCATCGTGGCCATGACCTTGGCAAGAACTTGCGGGTAGACGCGCAGGTACTCCTTGGCCCACTTCGGCATCGGCTTGAAGGCGGGCAGGTTCTTGTAGGTCTCCAGCACCTTCTCGTCCATCTCCGCCGTCCGCTCGATAACATGCTTCTTCGCAGCGTCCGGTGTCATCATATGTGTGTGCATGTCATCTCCCTCTTGCGCGATCTGCTTCATGATCTTCATTGTCCACGCCAACGAAACACTGGTGTGCTCCATGTAGCGAAGATTCTGACAGATCTTCTCAAACTCCACGTCCATCACAAACGAGTAGTCGGCGTGAACCGGCGACTCCTTGATGTACGTCCACTTGTCTGCCTTGTCGATTGCCTGTTCTGCGTCCTGGAGCATCTTGATCTCCTCCTCGTCAAATCCAAGAGTAGAATAGTTGTAGGGCATTTTGGTCTTTGGGGGCACAACTTCTTCCTTGGCCGTCCAAATTTCCGTTTTCGGTCAAAACGAAGATTCTGTAAGCAACATCTTTTGTTTGTATGGAGTGCCTTCACGAATCTACTGAAGTTGATCATGGCGAGAACACATGCATGTGCTGTGGAACCATCCTGGGCAGCCACATTGACGAGGGCGCAGAGTGGCGCATGTACGAGTCGACCGATGCGGACCCTTCGCGAACCGGCGGTGTGACCAACGAGCTGCTGCCCGGTTCTTCGTTTGGAAGCATGATGATGCGGAAGCGAGTCCCTGGTCAGTCGGAAGAGACCAAGACCATTGCCAAACTGTCATCGTGGTCGTTCTCGAGTCACGGTGAGCGTTCGTGGATGGGAATCTTTGATGCGATTCAGGTCTGCTGTGCGCGCGTGGGACTGCCCAAAGCAATCATCATGGATGCCTGTGCCCTCTTCAAGGCTGTCGAGGATGCACGCAAGACACGCGGTGAGACCCGACGTGCTCTGATGGCAGGTGCCGTCTTTACAGCGTGTCGCCAGAACAACGCTACACGAACACATGAGGAGGTGGCGAATCTGTTTCACGTCTCGATCCGTGCTCTGTGCAAGGGACTGTCTCGCTTCACCACGGAGGCATCTTCGGTTCTCAATACGCAGTTGGGCATTGCCGAGCGTATCTGCGCGGACATGACGCTGGGCGACGAGGACCGTGACAAGATCATGATGATGATTACGGATCTGCCCGAGATGGAGCACACACCCAAGACGATTGTTGCCGGTGTTGTCTACCACATTCTTGCTGCTCGTCTTTCCGAGATTACCAAGGTTTCCGGTGTCAGTGCCGTATCAATCCGCAAGATGATGGACAAGTTACGCCATCGGTGAATAGAACGCAACCCACGAGAAGGGCCCTCCTCCAACAATCGATGCATTCACGTTCGACCCAGACACAACAAGGATTGCAGTGCTTCCGGTATTGCTGGGAGTCGCCCGCACAGCAGCTGTTGCAGTCAGTCCAAGAACACTGCACTCATCCCAAAAAGTTCCATTTGTACTTGTTATCATGACTCGGTACAGCCCCTTTTTCGCTGTAAAGAGAGTTGTCGTGCCAGTACCAACGTTGCTTCCGCGGAGGGAAAACATGCCACCTCCACCGGCATCCAGCACAGGTCCCTGGGCGTTTGACGACGCAAAGGTTGTTGTCGAATTCGAGTTCGTGTCGTGCGTAAAGACGATCGAGCCTCTGCCATCATCTGCTCGAAAGTCACCGTTGACATCGAGTGTGCGTGTACCCGGGTCCGTACCGATCGAGAGACCCTTCGATACACGGGCATATCCGGCCACATCCAAGCAAAGACGGTTGCCATACGGATTGCCGGGAGGCCAGTATGCCTGGTTGTTGGCCGTCATGGTCGTGTCCGTCTTTCCAATCGCAACCACGCCATACGCAAGATCGGCTGCAATCGCAATGTTGGACGTCGAGTTCGAGTATCCGAGCTGAAACTGATTGGACATGGCTGTGCTGCCCTTGACGCCGTTTCCGAGCAAGATGTTGTTGGCGCCGATACTTCCACCCTTGCCCGTCTGGTATCCAATGAGAATGTTGGAGGAGGTGCCGACACCGACACCGGCGTTGTTGCCGATGGCAATGTTGTTGGCGTTCGAACTCGAGTTTGCGCCTGCCTGGAATCCAAGAAAGGTTCCGTTGGACACATTGGAAATCCCCTGGCCGGCACCGTATCCAAACGCGGAGGTATACGAGCAGTTGTTTGCGTTCAGGCCCGCCGTCGTGCCCACAAACACATTGCCGTTGGAATCCGCAACATCTGCACGAAGCAAGATTGCGTTGTTTGCCGACACGGTGTCAATGTTGGAGAGTTCAATACTCGTTTGGAATCCCGTCAAGTCATACGTGTACACTGGACGAAACACGTTCGCCAACAGAGACTGGACGTTGGTCGTGCTACTCATTATTACTCATTTAGGTCTTTTCTGCGTCTAATATACAGCATGTCCTACACTCTTTTTCCGATCAAGGCATCCGAGCAGCACCTGTACAAGATGTATAAGCAGAGCGTTGCAGTGTTTTGGACGCCGGACGAGATTGACTTTTCCAAGGACCAGTCGGATTGGGCGAAGCTTACCGAGAATGAGAAGTACTTTATTGGCCGCGTCCTTGCCTTCTTTGCGGGGTCGGACGGCATCGTCATGGAGAACCTCGTGACGCGCTTCCAGGGAGAGGTGAGTTCCCAGGTGGTCAAGCTCTTCTACAGCTTCCAGAACGCGATGGAGGGCATTCACTCGGAGACCTATTCCCTGCTGATTGACACGTACATCAAGGACGAGGAGAAGAAGGCCGAGCTGTTTAATGCAATCGAGACCATTCCGTGCATCCAGAAGAAGGCGGACTGGGCGCTGGAGTGGATGGGTTCCGGCCAGTCGTTTGCCCACCGCCTGGTGGCCTTTGCATGCGTCGAGGGCATCTTCTTCTCGGGCGCCTTTTGCGCAATCTTCTGGCTGAAGAAGCGCGGTCTTCTCCCGGGTCTGACCTTCAGCAACGAGCTCATCTCGCGCGACGAGGGACTTCACACGCAGTTTGCCGTGTCGCTGTTCCACACGCTCGGAGAGAAGCCGGATCCTCTCATTGTGGGCCGCATCATTGCAGATGCCGTCAAGCTCGAGAAGGAGTTCATCTGCGACGCGCTGCCGTGCTCGCTGATTGGCATGAACGCCAAGATGATGAGTCAGTACATTGAGTTTGTGGCAGACCGTCTTGCTGTCCAGCTGGGCAATAAGAAGATTTACAATGTTGCAAATCCGTTTGATTTTATGGATCTCATTAGTCTCGAGGGCAAGACCAACTTCTTCGAGAAGAAGGTATCGGACTACTCGCGCGTCATGTCAACAGAGGCCATCTCCTTTACGGAGGAGTTTTAAAAACGAACTTCGAAGCAGCAAACGCACCAAGAAGCAATGATCTATCTACTGAAGTCAGGTATTCGTGTGTGGGTGCTCCGAGAGGAGGATCGTAATGGGGTTTTACTCGGCGTCTGTACGAATCCGTCGCCACAGTATATTGCCTTTACGGATAACGATATTAATCATAATGTTGATCATAATGAGTGCACGTGTTCTGTTTGCAAGGCTTAATACACAATGACGTTTCCAGCAGGTGTTGTTACTCGTTCATTGCCCTTTTCCGTAGGACCTGCGGGTTGAAGGCCACCCACCACATCGGTCGGCGGAGCAGCATCAGGGGCATATGCAACCGCAAAGTCGGTGAATTTTTGCTTCTTGCCAAACAGGATGCTAAACACTATCAGAACCACAAACAATGCAACGAATCCTCCAACGACGTACAATGCAATCCGTCCAAGATTCGAAAAAAGACCGCTCACAGTATTTCCTCCAGGTTGGTTTGCGGCATATGCTCCTAAACCAATCAAGGCAGCATCGCCCAGTAAACTGTCATCTCCGCCTCGTTGCTTACGGTGACGAGGCATTTGTTAGTCCTCGTGAAAGTTTTGTAAATCCTATCCGCCGTCCATTGTAAATGGAGCAAACCGTTCAAGTTTCTTTTGCGGCGTTGGCTGCGGTCATTACCCTTTTGATTGGCGTTGTGGGCTGGATCTACTGGCAGCAGACGCGCCTGTTTGCCAACATGAATGGAATCATCATGGTCATCGGTGAGCTGTCGCGCCAGCAGCAATCTGTGCCGGAACCTGAGCCCGAGAAGCCTGTGCCCGAGCCGGTCGTGCAGCAGGAAGAGGAGGAAGACGAGGATGACCGTCTCGAGGTGGAGCCCGAGGTTGTGGAGGGCCCGCCTCCTCCGATCGATACGGACACACTGGACGAGAAGACGAGCGCCGAGCTGAAGGATATGCTGACCAAGCGCGGCATCCCATTCGGTAAGCGCGATGCCAAGACGGTGCTGGTCGCTCTGCTTAAAGCCACGGCGTAAAGATAAACAATGAAGGTAATTAGTTTCGATCCAGGACTGCGCAACCTTGCCTATTGTGTTCTCGATGGCACCAACCGCACCGATGTAAAGATTGATGATTGGAATATTATTGATGTGCTGGGAGAGCAGGCGGGTGTTGGAGCGGCACGATGCCACAAGTGTTCGACTGCCGCACGGTATGAGCATGCATCCAATGGAACCTTTGCATGTAGCAAGCATACAGGGGCGCGGAAGCAGAAGGTCACAAAGACATCGCTAAACAAGAAGTCCCCCGATGAGCTGCGTTCGGATATTGGCAAGGCAGGACTCTCGACAACTGCTACGAAGAAGGCAGATTTGGTATCCTTGCTCTACAACCATGCCCAGCAGAACTCGTGGAAGAAGTGTGTGTCTTCTTCGACACAGGGTTCCGTGCTTGATCTGGCGCCTGCGATTATTGCTTGCTTGAATGCTCGCAGGGATATATGGAGAGGAGCAGACCTTGTTGCGATTGAGAACCAGCCCGAGCGCCGCATGTCAAGTGTCCAAGCCATGATTCACATGTACTTTACTATGAGTGGATTCAAGTGCACAGGTGTTTCGGCAACCCACAAGCTTTCGAACATTGTCACGGTGGATGACAACGTCAAGTCCTACAAGGGTCGCAAGTCAACCGGTATTACACATGCCTACGCGCTTGTCCCCCAGGCAAACCAGGCGCATTTTTCCAAGCACCCAAAAAAGGATGATTTGGCTGATTCGTTCTTGCAGGGTTTGTGGGTGATGGAGCACCACTAGACACGGACGAGAGCGCCAGCCGCAATGGGGTCGAAGCCACCACTGTGCTCCTTGTGGATGCCGTGGATGCACTTGATGGCGTAGAACTTGAGGTTGAACCAGACGCGAGCAAGCGTCATGGGATGGAGAGAACCGCGCACAACTCCAGCCTCCACCAGAAGAATGATGAGGTGCGCCGACACGCGGTAGTTGGGCGTCATTCCACAGTGCTTGAGATGGATTCGGTAGAACTCGTTGACAATCTCCGGCGTGATGGTGATTTTCTTGAAACTGTGGTAGCAATCATGGTCAACGGGGACGGGAAACTCGAGGATATCGTGGATGTAGGAGAGACAGAGATTGCACATCTTGGACGAGACCTATCGTATTGACAAGTTTAAAATCCGTTTTCCATGCTCTGCGTTTTAACTTTCAGAAGGACCTCCAAACCAAACAACAAAGAGATGGACACGGATCTCCTTGTCAATCCTAACATTGTCGGAGGACCCACACTGGAATCGGTTGATTTGCCCATGCTTGACTTCCAGGATGCGCCGCCGCCGCCCCCCGGACCCAATCTGATGCCGTCGATGGGAGACGCGGGGCCCATCAAGATGGACGGGCTCAACAACCTGAACGCCGAGGCCTATACGCCGTCGCGGACTGTGCGCATGTCGGACGAGGTGCTCATGAAGGAAAAGTACGAGCTGCTGCGCAAGTTTGAGCGTCTGTCCAAGCTGGGCGTGCCGATGCGCAAGCGCTTCACGATCGACTCGCCGCTCGAGGAGATGAAGATGGAGCTCGAGTTCATTCGTCGCGAAAAGTCGATGGACTCCACCATCAAGCAGTTCTCCGAGTGGTTCGTGACGGGCATGTCTGGCCTGGAGTGGGGCTCCAAGAACGTGCAGTTGCTCAAGGCATTCGGCCTTCAGCTCGATGGTCTTTCCGAGGCTGCCCAGATGAACGTCGTGGACCTCGAGGATGATTTCGAGGAGCTGTATGACCTGTATGGTGAAAACATGAAGATGCACCCGATGGTGCGCATTCCGCTGCGCACGTGTATGATGATCTACATGGTGCACTTGACGAACCAGATGACACGCAAGGCGCCGATCCCGAACATTGACGACATTATGCGCCAGAACCCGGACATTGCTCGTTCGCTGGCCGCAGCTGCGATGCAGAACCAGACTCAGCAGATGCAGCAGCAAATGCGTGGAACTGCGTCTGCGCCTGCTCCCCAGAATGCGCCGAACCCTCTGGCCGGTCTCATGAGCTTCATGCAGGGCGGTGTGCCTCCCGCTCCCCCGAACGTGGTCCCCAAGCAGCCTCCCGCTGACAAGAAGATTAATGTGGGTGTCCGCAAGCAGCCGTCGCAGATGCCGCCTCCCCCGCAGGCGCCGGTTGAAATGAAGCCGCCGTCGATGAACATTGACGACTTGCTGTCGGACATTAAGAAGACGGTGAAGGTGGACCCCAACTCCAGCAAGTCCCGCAAGAGCACGGGCAAGTCTCTTCAAATCAGACTTTAATTCCTCGTAACAGATAATGGAAGGCGGATACTTTTTGGGTCAAGGCGCAGATACGTGTGTATTTGCGCCGCCCGTAGATTGCGTGCAACCGGGTATTCCGCCAGGCGACAATGTGTCCCGCATCGTGCCCATCTCGGAATCCTACGAAGAGTACAATCAGCAGGTGGTAAGACGCGCACTCTTGTCGATTCATGACAAGATTGACCAAAGCCCGCAAGCGCAAATGTGGCTGATGGGTCGTCCGTTGGATGCGTACTTTAACTTTGCAATTGGTACATGTATTCCGTCTTTTAAAGAGTCCGATTTGAAGAATATCGATGGCAGCCCTCATTCATGCCAGCAACATATTGCTCTTGGAAGAAACAACCAATTTCTCAATTTTATTACACCGAGACAGGATGCGGATCTTATCAAAAAATCGCACCCGCTTCCAGAGACATTGCGGGAAATTCGGCCGATCTTTCACGTATTATTGCTTCTGAATGCCGAGGGAATTTTGCACGCTGATATCCACTACAAGAACGTAGCATGGATGGGCAATCATATCGTACTCCACGATTGGGGACGTGTATTGGATGGAGTCACTGCACTGACGAACCATCTCACGTTTCATCAATTCGGCGATGCAAACGTCAGAAGACAATTTACGCATCAAAACCAGTTTATGCAACTTGTGGGACCTGCGATGGTAATGGGTGTGTCGTCATATATACCACATCAACCGAAAGAGTACATGCGTTTCATGCGAGTCTTTGATATTGCTGGATTGCTTGCAACTGTAATGTTCGTATATCCGCAAATAGGAGGAGACACCGCAAACAGCCGTTTCTTGATGCCGCTACGGGATCTGTTGAATACAGCTGCGTCCCCGGATGAAATAACCAAGGGAGCACATGCGGTTGTGGATGACTTTTTGAATCATGCGATTGCAAGGGTGACGGGTCTACCTCCTCCATCTCCGCCTGTTTCAGCCCCTATCGTCCGCCCTCTTCCTCGCCCGGCTATTTTGCGCCCCGCACTGCACCCGGCACCTATGCCTCTTCCGCCTGTTGCTCCCCCGCCTGCCCCGGTCCGTCCACTGCACCCGGCACCTGTTCCACTTGCCCCTCCACGCATTAATCTGTCGTCGAGGCCTCCTCGCCCATCCGCTGCAATCCCTCCCGTCCCGCTTGCACCAGCAGCAGCACCAGCAGCAGCACCAAACAACTCGCTTATTTCTGTCGCAATGTCCCGTATCTTTGGGCCTGCTGCGCCACCACCTGCCCAGCCTGCCCCGGTTCCGCTTGCTCCTATACTCGAAGTAGTGCCCGCACAGCGTCGCCGTCGCGGAAGTATTGGAAGTGGGCGCAAGACACTGCGCAAGTTGGTTTAGATGGTTGTAGGGTAGTATATATAATGGACGTCCGTGAGAAGATTGCGAACATTCTCGTAAACAAGCGGACGTATGAGTGGGAGCATATTCTTCCCATGATTCCGGACGGGATGCCGTTTCCTCTTGCAGTGCTGCTTACTGGCTCGTCGACAGTGGCGGGTCAGATGCGTAAGGAGACTCCAGCGTCGGCTTTTTCTTCGTCTCAAACCCTTCAGGAGTTGCAGCAACCCCCGATGCCAGAATCACGAATCCAGCCGTCAGGATCAGCGACACCACCAGGTCGCGCGTCGCAATAAAGCACATTGCAAACACACCTATACGTCTCAAAATGATATTCCGCGCGCGCTCCTTCGGGTTCGTACTGAATTCATCGACCAGGTATCTCGAACCGATATTCAACAAAATCATCATGATTCCCGCGACGAGTTTGTTGTTATTGAGTTGGTCGAGAAGAGAGAGTTTCATTGTTCTTTGACAAAGATTAAGATACCGGCGCCGCAGTCGACTTGGTGCTGCCTGCGCTGACTGTCTTGGAGTCATTCACGCCATCGTCCGACGAGACCTTGGCAACGTCCGTGCTCTTGGAAGACGTGACGCTAGGCGGTGTCGATGTGGCATCCAGTGCAGCCTTGATCTTGGCCTTGTCATCTGCGCTCATGGACCCCAGATCCGTGTTGAACTCCAGCATGTGCGAGGCGCGGAGTATGGCGATCGCC